GGCACTCGGGCGCGGAGAGACGCTCGTCGCGAAAAAAAGCCCGAAAAAAGCCCCGCGCTCGTCGTGCGACGAACTCGCGCGACGCGAGGCGCCGGCGCTAAGCGCACCGACACGATGAAGAACACGCCAGAGACGCAGACGCTCGACGCGGTCGCGGTCGATCAGCTCCAGCCGCACCCGCAGAACCCTCGCCGCAGCGACGTCGGCGCCGTCTCCGCGTCGATCGAGGCCAACGGGTTCTACGGCGCGGTGCTCGCTCAGCGCTCGACGCGTCGGATCATCGCGGGTCATGGTCGCTGGCAGGCGGCGAGGGAACTCGGCGCGAGCACCGTCCCGGTGATCTGGCTCGACGTAGACGACGACCGCGCCCTTCGCATCCTGATCGCCGACAACCGGACGCCCGAACTCGCCGTCTGGGATGGCGACGAGCTGACGGAGCTGCTGCGCTCGCTCAGCGAGAACGGCGACGGGCTCGACGGGACGGCGTTCTCGCCCGACGCGCTGGAGAAGCTGCTCGCCGCCGCGTCGCCGCCGGACGACTTCACCGCTGTAGACGAGAACCTGGAGACCGAGCATCGCTGCCCGCGATGCGGTTACGAATGGTCGGGCTCGCCGACACCGTAGAGCGACCGACGACGCGCGTCGAGAAGCCGCCCTATCGCCGGCCGAGCATGGACGACGTTCGCGCGATCGAGCGCAACGGGCTTCGCGTCGTCTCGACGTTCTCCGGTGCCGGCGGTTCCTGTCTCGGCTTCGCGCTCGCGGGCTTCCAGACCGTCTACGCGTCGGAGTTCGTCGCGCTCGCGGCTGACACCTACGCCGCGAACGCGCCCGACGTGCCGCTCGACCGACGTGATATCCGCGAGGTCACGGCGAGCGATCTCCGCGACTACGCGAAGATCGGCGACGCCGAGATCGACGTGCTGGAGGGCTCGCCGCCGTGCGCGTCGTTCTCGGCCTGCGGGCGCGGCGCCGAGGGCTGGGGCGGCGAGCGCAAATACTCGTCCGGGCCAGACCAGCGCGTCGATGACCTGTTCTGGGAGTTCGCGCGTCTGCGTGACGAACTCGCGCCGCGCTGCTTCGTCGCCGAGAACGTCCAGGGGCTCATTCGCGGCGTCTCGCGCGGTTACTTCAAGGAGATCATCCGTCGGCTCTCCGAGGGCTATCGCGTCGAGGCGCGCGTGCTCGACTCGCAGTGGCTCGGTGTCCCGCAGCATCGACGGCGCGTGATCTTCATCGGCGTTCGCGACGATCTCGATGCGGCTCCGGTGTTCCCGCGACCGCTCCCGTATCGCTACACGATCGCCGACGCGTTCGCCGAGCTGGCCTACGGTTCGGGACGCACCGAGATCGACGACGAGACGGGCGAGCGAATCGTCCTCGACGGCTACGCGATCGCTCGCGCCTACGACCAGCTCCGACCGGGCGAAGGCCACGAGCGCTACATCAACCTCACGCGCACGTCGTTCGGACGAACCGCTCCGACGATCACCGCCGTCCAGTCGATCGGCTGTGCGACGCTGATGCACCCATCGGAGCGCCGGCACTTCACGCTCGCCGAGCTGCGCGCGCTCGCGAGCTTCCCGCCTGACTTCATCCTGACCGGCGCCTATCGCTATCGCGCGGAGCGGATCGGGCGCGCGGTCCCGCCGCTGATGATGCGCGCGGTTGCGGAGACGATCCGCGACGAGGTCCTGACGTGAGAGCAATCCTGATCGGTGCGCGTAACGTCGAGCGCGACGGACGCATCCTGAGCTGGCTCGACTTCGCCCTGCACGAAGGTGGCCCGCGCGCCTTCTCCGTACCGATCCCGCTGAGCGAGAACGGCGAGGGCGGCATCCCGTGGGACGTGTTCGTGGATGGCGCGACTATGCAGATCGCCGACGAGTCCGCGCGTGCGGAGGCGGTGCTACGCGAACGAGAGAGGCCATGAGCACTAGAGACGAGATCGTCGCCGACGACAGCTGGGTGTTCGACGCGCGCGTCACCGACGCGTTCGACGACATGCTCGCGCGCTCGATCCCCGGTTATGAGGACATGCGCCATGTCGTCACCGAGGCGGCGATCGCGCTCCTGCGTCCGTCCAAGATCGGCGTCCCGCGCATCCTCGATCTCGGCGCGTCTCGCGGCGAGGCGCTGATCCCACTCCTCGAGCGCTGGCCCGAGGCGACCGCCGAAGCGATCGAGATATCCGAGCCGATGCTCGACGTGCTGCGCGAGCGTCTAGAGCGCTACCCGAACGCGCGCGCTGTCGAGCGCGACCTGACCGACGCGCCGCTCGCGTTCTGGAACGCCGATCTCGTGCTCTGCGTGCTGACGCTCCAGTTCGTCCCGATCGAGACGCGCTACGACCTCCTGACCGACATCTACGATCGACTGAAACCCGGTGGCGCGCTGATCCTGGTCGAGAAGGTGCTCGGCGAGACGCCAGCGGGCGATCGGCTCCTGCGCGATCTCTACCGCACGCATAAGCAGCACGCTGGCTACTCCGACGAGCAGATCGAACGCAAGCGCCGCTCGCTCCAGAACGTCCTCGTCCCGCTCCCGGCCGGTCTGCTCGACGAGTGGCTGGAGCGCGTCGGCTTCGCGCCCGTCGAGCGCGTCTGGCAGTCGCTGAGCTTCGTCGCGTGGGTCGCGGTGCGCCCATGAGGTGCGAGGCGACGACAGCGACCGGGACGCAATGCAAATCGTCGGCGATGCACGGCGCTACTCGCTGTGTCGCGCACATCGGGATGGTGCGTCGGCAAGCGACGATGACGCCCGAGATCGTCGAGCGACTGGCGTCGCTGCTCGCGGCCGGGAACTACATCACCATCGCGATCGCGGCGGCGGGCGTCCCGCGTCGGACGTTCTACGACTGGTGGGAGCGCGGCGTCGAGAACGGGAGCGAGCCGCGCGACGAGCCGTTTCGCGAGATGCGCGCGCGTCTGGAGCGCGCGAAGGCCGAGGGCGAGGCGCGAAACGTCGCGACGATCGCGCGCGCCGCGCCGACCAACTGGCAGGCGGCGGCGTGGATTCTGGAACGCGGCTCACCGGAGCGCTGGGCTCGACCGAGCCAGCGCGGCGAGGACGACGCGCGCGCGAGCGATATGCCGATGCCGGCGCACGACCCGTTCGCGGAGGTAGACGAGCTGGCGCAGAAGCGGAGGCAGCGTGGCGAGTGAACTGGAGGCGTTCGCGAAGTTCTGCGGGCGCCTGGAGCTAGAGGACGGTCGGCACATGGAGCTGGAGGACTTCCAGCGCGCGATGCTCGCCGACTACTTCTCGGGCGCGACCGAGACGCTGATCCTCCTGCCGAAGAAGAACGGTAAGTCAACGCTGCTCGGAGCGCTCGCGCTGTTTCACCTGATCTCGATGAACGACGCCGAGTGCGTGATCGGCGCCGCGTCGCGCGACCAAGCGACGATCCTCTACGACCAGGCGGCGGGCTTCGTTCGTCGCACACCGGGGCTGGAGCGCTGGGTGGACGTCAAGCGTGGCTATCGCGAGATGCGAAAGCGAAACGACTCGGGTCGCATCCGCGTTCTCGCCGCTGACGTCGATACCGCAGACGGCGTGATCCCGACGCTCGCGCTCGTGGACGAGCTGCACCGCCACCGCAGCGCGGACCTGTACGGCATCTTCCGCGACGGGCTCGGCCCGCGCTCTGGTCGGATGCTGACGATCTCGACGGCGGGGGGACACGAGATGTCGCCGCTCGGCGAGATGCGCGCCGCCGCGCTCTCGCTCCCGGTCGTCGAGCGCGAGGGCGCGCACACCTACGCGGCGACGAGCGATCGCTCCTACGTCATGCACGAGTGGGCGCTACGCAAGGAGGACGATCTCGATGACCTGCTCGTCGTCGCGCTCGCGAACCCCGCGAGCTGGCAGACGCTTCCAGCGCTACGCGCGCGCCATGACTCGCCGTCGATGCTCCCCTGGCAGTGGGCGCGGTTCGCCTGCGGCGTCTGGGTGAGCGCGGAGGCGTGGTGGATCGCCGCCGAGGACTGGAACGCGCTCGGCGAGACGCAGGAGTTGGCAGCCGGCGAGCGAATCACTATCGGGTTCGACGGCGCGCGCGTCGGCGACTCGACCGCGCTCGTCGCGTGTCGCCTCTCGGATGGACTCGTCGCGCTGCTGGCGTGTTGGGAGGCACCAGCCGACGCGCCCACCTGGGAGGTCCCGGCCGGCGAGGTCGATGCGGTCCTCGCCGAGACGATGGAGCGCTACCGCGTCGTGCGCGGCTATTTCGATCCGCCGCTCTGGCGTAGCGAGATCGACCAGTGGTCGCGCGAATACGGCCCGAAGGTCGTCCAGTCCTACGACACCGCGCGCTCGCGGATGATGGGCGCCGTCGAGCGCTTTCGCACCGACGTAGCGACGCAGCGCCTACACCACACGGCCGACGTGACGCTCACGCGACACGTTCTCAACGCGCAGACGCGCGAGACGCGCGGCGGCGGCTACTGGCTGACGAAGGATCGTCCTACCTCGGAGCACAAGATCGACGCGGCGGTCGCCGCCGTGCTCGCGTATGAGGCGCGCGCGGACGTGATCGCGTCCGGCGGTAATCGCTCGCGCGTCCCGATCACCTGGAACTGATGGCGAGTCTCGACACGACCACCGAAGCGCAGCCGACCGTCCCGGTCCTCTCGCCCGAGCAGTGGCGCGACACGCTCCTGAGCCAGCTCGGCGCGCGCCAGAGCGCGATCAAGCAGTGCGACGCGTACTACAAAGGCGAACACAAGATGGCCTTCACGACGGCGCAGTTTCGCGAGCACTTCGGGCACCTGTTCGCCGCGTTCGCCGACAACTGGTGCGATCTCGTCGTGGACGCGAGCGCGGAGCGTCTACGTGTCGAGGGCTTTCGCTTCGGCGAGCCCGGTGCCGATAACGCGGCCTGGGAGATATGGCAGCGCAACAAGATGGACGCCGAGTCCGATATGGCGCACACCGACGCGATCAAGCTCGGCTGCGTCTACGCGCTCGTCGGCGCTGACGACGGCGGGCTGGCGTCGATTCAGGTCGAGCCGGCGGACAAGGCGATCGTCTACGTCGATCCCGCGCAGGGCCACCATCGCCTCGCCGGCCTGCGCGCGTGGCGCGACGAGTGGGGCGCCGAGCACTGCACGCTCTATCTCCCCGGCGAGGTCCACTGGTGGCGACGCGAAGGCGAGACGGGACGCTGGGAACCCGACGTCGGCTCGGGCGATAACCCGCTCAGCGTCGTCCCGTTGATCCCGCTCGCGAACGCGCCGACGCTCGGGAACAGGCTCGGGCGTAGCGACATCGAACGCGTGATTCCGCTCCAGAACGCGATCAACAAGCTCTGCGGCGACATGATCGTCGCGAGCGAGTTCGCCGCCTTCCCGCAGCGCTGGGCGACCGGGATCGAGATGCCGCGCAACCCGGATACGGGCGAGAAGATGGCACCGAACTATCTGACCGGCGCGAACCGCGTCTGGGGCTCGGAGGAAGAAGGGACCAAGTTCGGCAACTTC